CGGGGTCCGTGGTGACTCCAGGGAGGAACGAATGCTGACGATTCACGTCGTCGGGGATGAGCTCTATGATGAGGATCGCAATGAGTTCATCAACGGATTCGAGGGTGACCTCGAGCTCGAGCACAGTCTTGTCGCTCTGTCAAAATGGGAGTCCAAATGGCACATCCCATACATCGGCAACGAGAAGCTCACCGAAGAGCAGGTCCTGGACTACATCAAGTGCATGACCCTGAATGACGTCGACCCCGTCGTCTACTCGCACTTGTCCATGGACAACGTGAAACGGATCCGAGAGTACATCGAGGACTCGATGACGGCAACCACATTCGTGGAAGCTGAGGGATCCAGCCCCAGCCGAAACACTATCACGTCAGAGCTGGTCTATTACTGGATGGTCGCTCTTCAGATTCCGTTTGAGTGCCAGCACTGGCACCTTCATCGACTTCTCACTCTCATTCGAGTGTGCAACGTCAAGAACCAACCCGACAAGAAGATGTCGACCGCCGCTACGCTTCGACAGAATCAGGCTCTGAACGCGGCGAGACGGGCCAAGTACAACTCGAGAGGTTAACATGCCTGGTGTCACTCCTCTTCTCCACGGTAAAGTTCGAGGAGAGTCTAGTCCGTTCAGTACCGTCTACATCTCCCCCACCAATGGGGTTACCGACGCCTCGATCACCCTGGGAGCGAATCCTGAGTTTGAGCTGGACGTCCCCTTCTACGAGGGATCCAAGGCCCTGGTTCGGGTCGTCCGAAAGGACGGTTCCTCGGAGCAGAAGATGATCGAGCTCAAGGAGTCCATGCCCGAGAAGGTTGTCTGGTTCAACAACCGGGCCGCTGCCGGCTACGGGACATTCGACACCGGTTGGATCAAGTGCCCCGACGACAACGCCTACGTCTACCGCATCATGGCAGGCATGGTCTACGTCAAGCGCAATAGTGACTGGCAGACTCAGGATCTTAACGGAACGAGGGACGTCAAGGTTGTCGATCTCCCCAAGGAGATCCAGGTTCGAAGCCGGGCAACGTTCGTTCTCCCTAAGGGTGACTACACAGACGACGGATCCATCATCGAGATCTGGCCCGGAGATGCAGCAACGCCTCCACGTGTTCGTGCGCAGCTCAAGGCCAACGGCGCTAGGATTATCCCAGTGCTCTTTGCCCCCATCGAGAACTCCAACGGCTGAAAAGGTCAAAATGACTGTATCGCAATACGCAGCATCCTGCGCCAGGTACTACGCCGACGTCGCGGATGTCGGCTACTCGCAGCCAGATCGCTGGACTTTCTACGAGCGGTCCGACTGGGACGGCTGGCTCATCAATCCGCCCGCCAACGCCGACTGCTCGGCTCTCGTTGCGGGCTGCTACAACCTTGCAGCTCACCACGAGTGGGGCGAGCCCTTCACTGCCGGCTACTTCCCCCGGTCGACCTGGACCGGGTCACTTCGGGAGGAGTGTCTCCAGCGCAACTTTGCCGACATCTCGGATTCCTGGACGGGCAACGAGCCCGACGGCGGATTCGAGGTTGGTGATATCGTTCTGTCCGAGGCGGACTCGGGCGGTAAGGGGCACGTCGCCATGGTGACTGCTCTCAACCCGACAGTACTGTCCGAGGCATGGATCGCTGAGGATGGAAGCATTGACGGGTACATGGGGGATCAGACCGGTAGCGAGGTCCGTTCCATTTACTACAACGACCACCCGTACACTCAGTCCGCATCCTGGACCCACTGCCTTCGTCGACGGGACAACCACGGAAGCTCGGCACCCTCACACGCTGAGTCTTCCGCAGGAACCTCCATTCAGCAGGCCGTTCTACGCGCCGCTGATGCTACCGGGTGTCCCTGGTGGGCCGCTCTCGGCTGCCTCAAGGTGGAGACCGGCGAGGAGGGCGCCAACATCTACGGCCACGACGCCGGAGGAGCCTGCTCGGGCTGGGGCGAGGTCACGGAGCACAACTTCAAGAACTACTTCTGGCCCATTGTCTCTGAGTGGGGCACCTCGAATGGTGTAGGCCCGCTTCAGATCACCTACAATGGGTACTTCATCAACGATCCCGACCGAGCATGGTGGGATCCGCAGAAGTCGGCCGAGGTCGGCTGCTCCATCCTCAAGGGTCTCATCGACGCTGAGGGCGATTCCTACGAGGACCTCCGCCGAGTGGGGTCCCGCTACAATTCCGGGACCATGTATGGGTCCTACGAAGCGTACGGTGTGCCGTTCTCCGATGCATGCCGCTACTGGTACAACAAAGGCCGTCCGTCTCAGGGCACGAGCGACGGCGGAGAGGAACTCGAAGTGTCATACGCAACCGATCTGCTTTCTGAGATCAAGGACCGCCTCGTCGAGGTCTCTGACCAGACTGGTGCCGGCATCGCCGGTCGCCGTTTCGACGGCCCTATCGTTGGTTGGCTGAAGGACATCTCCTACAAGCAGGACCTGATCCTGAAGGCCCTCAACGAGGCCAAGCCGAAGTCTGACGAGGGCAAGTGAGGCCATCGTGCCTTACTGTCACGTCAAAGGAGACATTCCCCCTTTTGCCACACTGACGGTTGATCCTGATGACGGCCCCACCTACGTCGATACTGCTGGAGAGAATGGTAAGATTGACGGTATGGTGTGGTTCTTCCGTAGTGCCAACGCTCGTCTCTTCCTGGACGACCAGGGGTGGCCCGCCACAAAGACGGTAACCCTGAGCGAGGACAACGTCGTCGACGTCACCATCAAGACCAACCGCCCTGCTGGTGGCGGAGGCGGGGGTAACGGGAATGTCCTGATCCTCGGCCGTGAGGAGCAGGTACCGGCAGGTACTCCTCCGAACACGGTCATCGTACGAAAGGTCTAATCGTGGCGTCTCCCATGAAGGGTATCGCGGTCTCCAAGAATCAGGACGAGAAACTCAGCGTTCCGTCAGCTGCTGGGGACTGGGCGCTACTCGTAGTGGGCGGTCAGCTCAACCACATGCAGGATTGTACGCCTGCGGGTTGGTCTGGTAAGTACGCCGGTGGCGAGGACATCCGGTCATGCACCGTAGCCGTCAAAATGGTTGCCGATCCTGCCGACACCCAGAACATCGTGTGGAAGTCCCCGGACCCAGCGCACAACGGACGGCACGTTGCGGTACTTATGGTGTTCGACGGAACCAAGGTCAAGAGCCTGGCCCCTGGTACACCAGGCAAGAGTGCTGATGGCTGGAAGAACGGGCCGTTCCCTCAGATCACCGGGTTCGTGCAGCATGATGTAAACACCAATCCGGTAGCGACCTTCCCGCCCAACGTCGAGTCACTAACTAACGGCGCCTGGGGCAAGGACCCAAAGATGTCCTGGTCTTCGATCGTCGTCGGATATGCTCAGTCGGCGTACGCGCCGCCAAGCGATACTGGTGTAAAAACCCTCTTCGGCGTCGACGTCCGGCTTCAGGAGCAGAACGACTCGCTCGATCCGGCACTCGCCGACGGATCCAGGATTGGCGTCAACGTATGGGACGGGGCTCGAGAGACTCCGACTGTCACGATGCGGGCAATTCCCGAGGGCGCCAAGACGATCTCGGAGCTCCTCACGATTCCTCATTTCATCGTGGGGCATCGGGGCGGATCCCAGTCCTGGCCCGAGCACACTGAGATTGGTTACACCCAGGCGGTCGACTACCACGCCCACGCGCTGGAATTCTCGGCCGCTCGTAGCAAGGACGGCGTCTGGTTCGGATGTCACGACAAGGGCCTGTCGCGTCTTGTTCCAGCTCTGGTCAAGAATGCCGACGAGTACACCTGGGGCGAGATCAAGGCTGAGGCGTCGAAGACCCAGTACATGCCGGCGACGATCGATTGGCTGATGGACACGTACTCCAAGAGCCACGTTATTGTCTTCGATCCGAAGCATAAGCTGGGTGAGTGGCAGGTCGTTTGCGACATGTTCAAGGGCATGGAGCAGAAGGTCATACTCAAGTCCTACGGGGACTCCAAGTGGGCGTTCGACGGGATGCGAGCACGCGGGTTCAAGACCTGGGGGTATGCGTATGCCTCGGACACAACCAAGGAATGGTATCCGAACTTCCTCGCGGGGAAGGTCTGCGATATTCTGTCCATGGAGTTCAATGCGCCACAGACCACATGGGATGCCCTGAAGGCTTCAGGTCTCCCGACAGTTGCGCATATTCCCGCCGACGCCGACCAGCTCAAGACGGGATGGTCTCGAGGAGCGATGGGTGCCATCGTGTCAGGTATCGCGGCCGCCTGTGAGAGGGCCGCATGAGTCCGGCGTTCACGCTGGAGATGGATTCGAGGATGGACACGGGAAAGTGGCTTGAGAGACTGAAAGAGGGCCGCTTCTTCGATTTCCTCGACGACTGCGGACAGGCCGGGGTGGCTGCACTAGCTGCCGCTACTCCGGTCAGGTCCGGCTACACGGCATCCAGCTGGTCTTACGAGATCAAACGGAGTAGAAACCGAGTCTCGCTGGTCTGGAACAACTCCCACGTGGAGCAGGGTGTCCCGATCGCAGTCATATTGCAATACGGGCATGGCACCAGGACCGGTGGCTATGTCCAGGGCGTGGATTATATAAATCCGGCGCTCAGGCCTATATTCGACAGCATCGTCAAGCAGCTTGAAAGCGCGGTGAGAGGCTAGTGGCGTCAATCGAGGAGCGGGTAGTCGCTCTTAAGTTCAACAACGGCCAATTCATGAACGGGGTTCAGGACTCTCTTAACGGAGTCAAGAAGCTCGAGGAGGGGTTGGCATTCCGAGGCGGTGTCGAGGGGATCAATCAGGTCTCAGCGGCCGCCAAGAACCTTAATTTCTCGGAGGCCCAGGCGGGTATTGCCGAGACTACGAGCAGATTCTCAGCTCTCCAGTCGATTGCCTTCGGCGCACTCGCCAGCATCGGCGGGAAGATTGCTGAAATCGGCTCCTCGATGCTCTCGAGCTTCACGGTTCAGCCGCTTATCGATGGTATGAAGGAGTACGAGCTCCAACTCAACTCCGTTCAGACCATTCTCGCCAACACTGCTCAGAAGGGCGAGACGATCCAAACCGTTAACGCGGCTCTGGACCAGTTGAACACCTACGCGGACCAGACCATCTACAACTTCGGCGAGATGACGTCCAACATCGGTAAGTTCACCGCTGCCGGTATTGGACTGGACGACTCAGTCGCGTCGATTAAGGGTCTGGCGAACTGGGCGGCCGTTGCTGGTGCTAACTCCGAGTCCACCTCGAGGGCTATGTATCAGCTTTCGCAGGCCATGGCCGCAGGAACGGTGAAACTTCAGGACTGGATGTCTCTGGAGAACGCCGGCATCGCTACTAAGCAGTTCCAGGACCAGCTGATTCAGACGGCCAAGGTTCATGGTAAGAGCGTCGACGAGATGATCGCCAAGAACGGTTCATTCAGACTCTCCCTTCAGGAGGGATGGCTGGACCAGGAGATCATGATGGAGACCCTGAAGCAGATGGCCGGTGAGTACACCGACGAGCAGCTTCTCTCCATGGGCTACACCGAAGAGCAGGTCGCTCAGATCCAGGAGCTGGCCAAGACTGGTATGTCTGCGGCTCAGGACATCAAGACGTTCTCGCAGTTGATGGGCGTTATCGGCGAGGAGCTCGGTTCATCCTGGTCTCAGTCGTTCCGAATCATCTTCGGCGACTTCGAGCAGGCCAAGGAACTGTGGACTAAGGTCGGTGCGTTCCTCACAGGGCCGAGTGGTGTCATCACCCAGATGGGTAACGCCAGGAACGCTCTCCTCCAGGGATGGGCTGACCTCGGCGGCAGGCAGAAGATCCTCGAGGGCCTCGCTTCACTGTTCCACGCCATGTGGGATCCGTTACAGCGCATCGGGCAGGCATTCTCGCAGGTCTTCAGCGGTCCGTCTGCCGAGGGTCTGTACGCAATGTCCGAGGCGTTCGCCAACTTCATGGCCAAGCTAGTCCCCAGCGAAGCCACTGTCGAGTCGATCGGGAACTACTTCGAAGCGTTCTTCCGAATCGTCAAAATAGGTGTACTAGTCCTCACCGACTTCGCCAAGGTGATCGGATGGATCGCCGGCGGAGCGCTCAAGGGACTGGGAGCTATCATTTCCAACCTTCGCGGTCACACCGCGGGTTGGTCTTGGAGTCTCCTAGAGAGCGTCGAGGCCGTTCAAGCTTGGTATGAGAGCCTGAATGTAGCCGAGAACGTCATCAAGGCCCTTATCTGGACCGGTAACGGCCTGAAGCGTATCTGGGACAACTTCTCTGAGGGGTTCCACGACGAAATCACGCCCAGCCTCAAGCGCCTCAAGGAGGCCTGGGACAACCTATGGGCGGCTCTGAAGTCTGCGGGATCCGGAATCAAGGAAGCCATCGTCGGACCGTTCCGGGAGCTCAAGGAGGGCGCCCAGGAGGTCGGCCAGTCGCTCGGTCTCGTCAGCGACTCCACAGATGAGGCTGGGGCAACCGCCGAGGAGAACGAGTCCAAGTTCACCAAACTCAAGAACAAGATCGTCGACCTATTCGAGTCTGCCTACAAGAAGTCCTACTTCTGGGGACAGCACCTGGCCGACCATCTTATTCCGGCGATTGACAAGCTCACCAGCTTCATCAACTGGCTTACCGAGTGCATCAACAAGCAGGCCATCGTTGTCGAGGACTGGTTGACTCCCAAGATGGAGCGACTGGCCGCACTCTACGACGAGGTGTCCACCAAGTTCAGCGAGTGGGCTGAGGCCATGCAGAACGGGCCCGATATTGCTTGGCTGTCGTCCCTCGGCGGTATTCTTTCGTCGTTTGGAGCCGGTGTCTGGGGCGTCCTCAAGAATCTGGCGACTCTGAACTTCGACTTCGACACCAAGCCGTTCCATAAGGCGTTCAGCGACCTCAAGACGCTCATGGGCGAGTACGCCGAGTCTGTCAAGTATGGCTGGAGTACCACCAAGGAGTTCATCGCCAACCTTGAGCTCAAGGACAAGGCTACGTCCGGGTGGCATAACTTCGTCAAGCTTATCCACGGTATCGGCAAGGTTCTGTCCACCGTTGGCCACTACGCCGTCATCGCCGCCAAGGCTCTCATCGAGCCGTTCAAGGGCGCATTTGCTGAGCTCAAGAACATGGCCGACAACGGCGACTACGGAGGCATATTCGACGCCATCCTCAAGACGGGCGCTCTGGTCACATTCCTCGCAATTGCCCGGAATGTTATCAACACCTTCAAGGAGTGGGGCAAAGCCGGATCCAACTTCGCTGGAATCCTCGGTAGTGTCAAGGACGTCATCGACGGGTTTAAGGAGTCGATGGAGGCTACGACCGCCAAGGTCAAGGCCACCACCGTCCTTATTCTCGCTGGCGCCGTTCTTGTTCTGGCTGCTGCACTCTGGGTCGTTGCCCAGATCCCTGCCGGCAAGATTGTGGCTGCTGGCGCTGCTCTATATTTCATGTTCAACATGCTGAAGAAGGCGGAGGACGAGCTGTCCAGCGCCGGTGAAGGCAAGGACACGAAGGGGCTCGCTAAGCGAATGCTGGCGCTGGTCGTATTGGCCGGAGTCGCACTCCTACTGGGCAAGGCGCTGAACAACATCGGCACCATGGACTGGGATGATATCCTCAAGGGGACCCTTGGGCTCTTCGCAGTCATAAAGATGCTGATGATGGTGGCCGATACGACTACCAAGAAGAACAAGGATATCCTGGCGTTCGCCCTCACGGCAATTCCGCTGGGTATCGGCGTTATGCTCCTTGCCTACGCGGTCAAGCCTCTTGGTGAGATGAGTCTGTCTGACCTGACACAGGGTGTTCTGGCGCTTGGTCTTATCATGAAGATGATGACCATGATGTCGCAGATGGGTACGGTCAAGATCAAGAAGGCCTCGGCATTCGCGTTCCTCGCACTGGCATTTACCATGCGGCAAATCGCGAAAGTCCTGACTGAGATCGGTGAGTTGTCTTGGGGCGACACGATCAAGGGCATCATCGCTATGGATATTTGCCTGGCGTCCTTGACGTTCACTGTCGAAAGACTTGGAAGTGACAAGCTCTCCGGCGGCAAGTCTCTTGTTGGGGCTCTAACGATCCTGGTCCTGGCGGCGACACTCAAACTCATCGCTAGCGATATTGAGAGCTTCGCCTCCATGCCATGGGGCGACTATCTCAAGGGATTGGTCATGATGTCAGCGGCCCTGGCCGTTCTCGTGGGGATCAGCTCCATTGGAGGGGGAAGCCTCGCTGGTGCGGCGG